TCAGTTCTAAAATAGTCATAGTAGATTACCTCCAATTTTTTAATAAATTAAGCCGACTCATCAGCGAATCGGCTTTGACTTTGTTACTGTTTTCAGTTTCATTTTTCTGCTGGATTCGACACTTTTCAGCAATCTTATCCATTAAGGAATTGACCACCGCTGTTTTTGAATACAGCATGGATACCTGTGGAATTTCCATCTCATCCACAGCACCATTTCTCTGGATGACTTCGTCTGCAAATCCAAGTTCAATAGCCTTGTTTGCGTCCATCCATGTTTCCGCATCCATGAGATGTGCCAGTTTGGTTCTGGACATTCCGGTTTTCAATTCATAGGCATTGATAATGGAATCCTTCACGCTTTTCAGCATGTCAATGGCTCTCTGCATTTCCCCAGAATCACCAAATGCAATCGTCATCGGATTATGGATCATCATCATGGATACCGGAGACATCAGCACCCTGTCACCAGCCATGGCAATGACCGAAGCTGCGGATGCCGCAATCCCATCAATCTTGACTGTGACTTTGCCGTCATACTCACGGAGCATGTTATAAATCTGAGCAGCTGCCACACAATCTCCACCGGGCGAATTGATCCAGACCGTAATGTTGCCATTCCCATCCATCAATTCTTCCTTGAACATCTGCGGTGTGACATCATCATCAAACCAGCTATCCTCTGCGATGGTGCCGTTTAGGAACAGTGTTCTCTCCACCATTTCCGTCTGTGTCTCCTGATTCAGAACCTTTTGGTTCTTCCACTTCCAAAACTTCTTCATTCGGTTCGTTCTCCTTTCCCGCAAATATTCCTGCGTCTTTTAATTTGGTCATATTCCCGTTGATAAGATACAGATCGCCACCTTCCTCTTCCGGAATACGGTCAAGATTTTCAAGTTCCCTGATATCATTAGCACTCATCCAACCGTTCTGTCTGCCAATGGCATAACCATTCATACGGCTCTGATAATCGCCACGGAGCAACCCATCCACATTGAACTTGACAAAGTATTGTGTTTTTTCATCCGCTGAAAATAAGGAACGGACAATAGCCTGTTCCCACCTTGCAACCCAAGGGTCTAAGGTGTATTTCACGAACTCCAAAGACTGCTGCTCTATATTAGAAAAGCTCGACTTCTCCAAATCCCCGACCATGTGTGGCGGAACTCGGAAAATACGAGCTATTTCATTTATCTGAAATTTTCTTGTTTCCAAAAACTGTGCCTGTTCCGGACTAATGGAAATCGGTGTGTACTTCATTCCCTCCTCCAGAACTGCAACCTTATTGGCATTGGAACTTCCACCAAAGGCAGATGTCCAACTCTCCCTTACCCTCTGTGGGTCCTTTACGGTTCCCGGATGCTCCAAGATACCGCCCGGTGTGGCACCGTTCGCAAAGAATTTTGCACCATACTCTTCACAGGCAATCGCCATTCCAATCGCGTTCTTCGCCATTGCAATCGGAGAATATCCCACCAACCCGTCAAATCCAAGACCTGGAATGTGAAGCACATCCGATGGTTTCAGATTTACCATGCTCCCTTTCATGGTCGGTGCATCATCCTTACTGGTGTTGTACTGATAATAAAGCTGTCCCTTATCATCCCTGTCCACCGTCATTCGGTTCGGCATCAGCGGATACAATGCAATGATTTCCCCCTTGCCATTGCGAATTATCTGGGCGTATGCATTTCCCCAGAGGAGCAAATGCGTCATCAATGTTTCCCTGAATACAAAGGAAGTCATTTCCGGATTCGGTTCATCATGGAGCAAAAAATAAAGCGGGTGTTTGACCGCCTTTTCCTTACCACCATCTCCGTTGTATTTGTAAACATGAAGCGGAAGACTCGCTACCGCCTCTGATAAGATACGCACACAGGAATACACCGCTGTCATCTGCATGGCAGAACGCTCATTGACGTTCTTTCCACTGGAACTGCCACCAATAAAGAATCGGTATGCACTGCCGGATGTTGCATTCTGTGGCTTATCCCTTGATTTAAAAATTCCTGATAAAATTCCCATAGCACTTCACGCTCCTTCTAAATAAATAAGATGCCACGCTCATCATACACAGATGCTGTGACATCATTTCCACAGCGGATTGCCCTGTCCAGCCCCATAATTGTTGCAATAGCACCGTCAATCTTCTCTGTGGATTTCTCTTTGTCTGCTTTAATGTTTCCCGCCGGATCATTACGAATATAAATGTTGTCCATCATCCAACGAAGAACTGGATGACCACCGTGAGCAAGTTTCTGTTCCAAAGTCAGTTTCATCAGTTCTTTTGTCGGAGGACTCATATCTTTGAACCCCTGTCCAAATGGAACAACCGTAAAACCCATCCCCTCAAGGTTCTGCACCATCTGTACTGCTCCCCATCGGTCAAATGCAATTTCACGAATGTTGAAACGCTCGCCCAATCTTTCTATGAATTTCTCAATAAATCCATAATGGACAACATTACCTTCTGTGGTCATAAGGTATCCTTGCTTCTCCCACACATCATATGGAACATGGTCTCGTCTGACTCGCAGTTCCAATGTATCCTCCGGAATCCAGAAATAAGGCAAGATAGCAAACTTGTCATCCTCATCTCTCGGAGGAAACACCAATACAAAAGCCGTGATGTCTGTGGTGGAGGATAAGTCCAGACCACCGTAACATACACGGCCTTCCAAATCGTCTTCATTTACATGGAATGCACATGCATCCCATTTTTCCATAGGCATCCAGCGGACTGCCTGTTTTACCCATTGATTAAGTCTCAACTGCCTGAAAGCATTTTCCTCTCCCGGATTCTGTTTTGCAGAATCACAAGCAGCTTGAACCTTATCCATGCTAACCGTAATCCCCAGAGAAGGATTTGCTTTCTTCCAAACTTCCGGGTCTGTCCAATCATCATTCTCATCTGCACCATAAATCACAGGATAAAATGTCGGATCTATCTTTCTCCCCTCAATAATATCCTTTGCTTTCTGATGTGTTTCATAGCAGATGCTGTTTGTATCTGTACCCGCTGTTGTGATCAGAAAGTAAAGTGGCTGTGTTCTGGCATCTCCGGAACCTTTGGTCATAACATCAAACAATTTCCTGTTTGGCTGTGTATGTAATTCATCAAACACAACCCCGTGGATGTTAAAACCATGCTTAGAATAGGCTTCAGCCGACAACACCTGATAAAAACTGTTTGTCGGCTGATAAATAATTCTCTTCTGGGATGCCAGTATCTTCACTCTTTTATTCAGTGCCGGACACATACGCACCATATCTGCGGCAACCTCAAATACAATGGATGCTTGCTGTCTATCAGCGGCACATCCATAAACCTCTGCTCTCTCTTCCCCGTCTCCACAGGTAAGCAACAGTGCGACTGCTGCCGCCAATTCCGATTTACCCATCTTCTTAGGAATCTCAATATAGGCTGTATTAAACTGTCTGTATCCGTTTGGCTTAATCGTTCCAAACACATCCCTGATAATCTGCTCTTGCCAGTCAATCAGTTCAAAGGGCTTTCCCGCCCATGTCCCTTTTGTATGACACAGGCATTCAATAAAGGAAACTGCATAATCCGCCAGTTCTTTGCTGTACACAGAATCCTCAGCCATGAACTTTGTTGGCTTATATTTTTTCAGTTTCCTCACTTTATTCCTCCATTTCTACCATGTGGTCTGCATATTCGCTCCAGTATTCTGCTGTCTGGTAGGCTTCCAGACAGCCTTTAGGCACATGGATTTTACAGTTACTTGTAATATATTGAAACGTGTTATTTGAAGATAACGTTGGTGGTTCAATCGGATAGAAATAATAGTCCTTTATACCATAGCAACTTCCAAAAGCATTCTGGCCTATCGTTGACACATTTATCGGTATTGTCATTGCCGATAATGCATAACAATAACTAAAAGCATTCTGACCTATCTCTTTAACATCGTCAGGAATAATAACTTCCCTTAGGCTTTCACAGTGTGAAAACATTTGGTTAGAAATACGTTCTAATCTCGCTGGTAGTGCTATTTTTTCTAACGATCCACATGATGCAAATGCCGAATCTTGAATTGTTGCCACATCATCGTGCATAATGACCTCACGCAAATTAGTACATCCATAAAACATAGAACTGCATATATAATCTAAGCCCTTAGGTGCAACAAATTTCTTGAGTGATTGACACGTTCCCAATAGATAGCTATACAAGTCTGTTACTGTATCAGGGAAGGTTACATTCTCTAAAGAAATACAATTATGAAAACATGATGTTCCCATTTCCAAAATATTAGTATCCGGAAAGCATATTCTTTTTAATGCAGTGCAATTAGAAAACAGTCTGTTTTCTAACTTTGTTATTCCATTTGGCAAAGTTAAAAATTCGATTTTTTTACTACCTTCAAAGGCTGCATCGATATATAGAACATTCTGTGGAATCGTTAATCTTTCCAATGCAGGCATTACGCATGAGTAATGATATAAACGTTCTACACACGCACCAATTTCTACTTTTCTTATGGCACTTTGATAGGCCTTTTCGCTTCTATTTTCTTCTCTGCTACCTCTCAATATACTTGTTTTAGTATCTGCCCCTAAAAGACAAATTTTTGCTCCCTCGTCAGGGATTAGCTTTATTACATAATTCCCAACTTCTTTATAAGAATGTGGCATGGCAACCGTTTTATAGATTCCCGAAACATCGGACCGTTCTGTTGGACTTCCATCTCCCCAGTCTACCTGAACAGTATTTGCCTCAGATTGACCAAAGCCTAAAACCACATCCAATGTGGATGAAATTAAATTGATATATATTCTCGTTGAGCCATCATCTGTTATGAAAATAGCACCCACATCTATCTCTCTTTCTGCATATTGTAGACTATCTAATGACCAATTCCATCCCTGGCATATGAAACCATTCTTCTCAGGTAAAGGCGGTAGTGCTTCCATCGATGCAATCTCTCCTAATGAATAACTGTATAAAAGCTCTCCGTCCATTCCCCAAAACTTTACTGGCTTATTCGGATCTGCACCTTCCCCACTGTATGTGGAAATTTCCAGAATAGCCTCCGGCATTTCTCCTGGTCTATAAGAATCTCCGCTACCACTTTTCTCACGAATGGCATCTGCAATCTGTGTCAGTGTTTCTTCTTTCACTAATACATTTCCCATCAGTATGCCACCTCATTTCCATCCACAAGACCATCTATCGTTTTCTGCAACTGCTCCACCTGACTTGCTGATGCAAGTCCCAGTTCCTTTGCTGTTTTATTCCCAAATAGTGCCACACCATTTATCTGTGGCTTATCATTTAAACTCTCATAATTGGCAATCGCCGGAACATTGCTTAATGTTCCACTCACTTTTTCCATCTCTACGCCACCTCCACTGTCAGATTCAATTTCTTGTTTGCAATAAAGGTACAGCGATATCCATTTTCTTTATTCAGGGATAACTCCCAGATGTATTTTCCAATCTCCAGTGCCTTTGTATGCTCTTCCTTAAAAGCAATAGTCTGTGATTCCATATCTGCCTCTATAGTAAATGCTGGCTCAGAATCATACTTGTTTGCTTTTGCTGCAAATACAACCCTGTCGCCTTTTTCTATTTCATAAACAGAACCATCCGGCAGAAAGATTTCAAACCCAAAGGTTGGTGTATCGCCTTTGGTCATTTCGATTTTGTAATTCTCATCAATATTCCATGACATCTACACCACCCCTTAATCCTTTAACCACTGTTCATACACAGCGGATGCAATCTGTGCCATCATGACCGGTGGTACACTCATCCCACACACATACTGGACAGATTCTTTTCCAAAATCGTAATCCTGTGGGAATGTCTGAGTGGAAATGTAATCTGCGTCCGAATATTTCTCCCCATCCACATATCTCACATTCATTCCACCGGATGTATTGGTCGGTGCAATCACGTGGTCTTCCACAATCCTGTCATTGAACATTGAGCGTTTTCCACGCACACGTTCGGAAATATCAGAAAAGCATTTATCTCCCGGCTTTCTCTTCTTAATCAGACTTGCCATCATACATTCCTTAAGTGGAATACCATGAGCACTTCTAACCTCACCAAAATGAATCGGTTTCTCCCTGAACTCCAGTACCAGCTTTGGAAGATTCAGGTCATTTCTCCTTGCAATGAAGAACACCCTTTTTCTTCTCTGTGGCACCCCCATTGTCTGGGCATCCAAAAGAAAAATCTGCACGGAATATCCGACAGACTTAAATGCTTTGATGATTTCATTGACATATCCCTTTGCGTTACCGGCCACCAGACCTTTTACATTCTCCGCAATGATAATCTTCGGTTTCAATATTTCTGCTGTATGGATAAAATGTAAAAACAAATCATCCAGTCGCTGTTTCTTCTGTCCTTCACGGAATGTCTTTTCCGTACCCCAGCCTTTCTCCCTTGCTCCCGCATCAGAGAACACACTGCATGGCGGCGAACCATCCAAAATATCCAGATTCTTTAATTCATCCGGATACGTTCCCAGACGGTTGAAATCTCGGATATCCATGAGATAGGTATGCTTCGGATGATGGTTCTGCTTATAAATTGCTTCCATATCCTCATCAATCTCACAGTTCCCAACCACCGTGTAACCAGCAAGTTTGTATCCCATTGTGGAACCACCGCCACAGGAGAAGCAGCTAAATACCTTTTTGCCATTCTTCTCCACATCTTTCAGGTCAGATAATCTCCATTTCCACGGGAAGCGGTGTTTAGTTGTATTTGAATCCGCATCTCGGACATTCGTGTTCAAATTCTTCATCCCCAAACTCCTCTTCATCGTATTCTTTATTTTCCACCTGTTTCTCGACCTGTGGACGTTCCTCATGGACTGCAAATAAATCCGTGATTTCATAATCTTCAAAACCGGTCAGGGAAACATCAAAATCCTCTCCCTGTAAATCTGCAATCTCAATCTTTAACAGTTCTTCATCCCATCCGGCATTCTGGCTGATTTTATTATCTGCCAGGATATACGCACGTTTCTGTGCTTCAGTCAGATATTCTTCCTGAATGCATGGAATCTTTTCAAGCCCCAGTTTCTGAGCAGCATAATATCTTCCATGTCCGCACAAGATGGTGTTATCCTTTGAAATGATGACCGGCGATAAGAAACCGAACTCCTTTATGCTTGCTGCAATCTGGGCAATCTGCACTTCGGAATGTGTTCTGGCATTTCTTGCATAAGGAATCAGCTTATCGACTTCCATCAGAAAATATTTTGTTCCTTCCATTTTGTTCCTACCTCCTATGATCCGTTCCTTGTCCTGAGCAGTCGTTCCATCACATCATCCTGTGGTGTTGCTCCTTGCCATTCCACGGAACAGTTTTCTTTTACAATCTGGTAAATCTGATACCAGACCTGATTGACCTGCTTCATGTACTGCTGTGACATGGCAACATACGGAGAGGCAATGGCATTTCCGGTTGTCGGATGCTTTGCAAGGAAACCATATTCCGAAATACATTCCTCACACTGAATCCAACGGGATACCGACATGGCATACTGCTCCACCAACTGAGTACTTACCAGTCTGTCACATCCCCTTGCTTTCAGCCATTTCCATGTTTCCTCAAAAACTTCTGCCGCACACAGGTCTTTTCCACTTTTCTGTTTTGTTTTCAGATAATCTTTTACCGGAGGCACATCAACGCCTTCCATTGTCGGAGTCTCCGGCAGTTCAATGATCGTGGCACTGATGCCTTCATTGATTTTGTCTGTCAGTGCTTTGGGCTTTCTGCCCGCACCAGCTCTAGCACCGCCTCTTCGCGTACCATCTTTGGCCATGTCCCTCACCTGCTTTCCGTTTGATTTCTTTGATTTCCTTTGAAATCGTTTGATATACCCTGTTTGAAATCCCGTTTTTGTGCGTGATACCCCCGCGTCGTTCCCCTATAGGCTAACCCATAGAGATTTCGATACCCCTACCCCTGTGCAACTTCTTACACATGTTAGTAGGTGTACTCACGGTTGGTATTGAATCTGTCTCCACGCTCCGCATGAATCCTTGAGTGACACGACTTGCACAGTGCAATCAGATTATCTCTTTCATGTGTACCACCTTCACTCAACGGTTTCTTATGGTGGACTTCCTCAGTCTCCACTAAAATTCCCTTCTCATAACAGATCTCACAGAATGGATGCAACGAAACGTATTTGTCACGAATCCTCTTCCATGCTCTGCCATATCTTCTTTTGCTGTCCTTATTGCGTTCGTACTTCTCATAGTTCTGGTTTGCAAGTTTCTCATGTTCCTCACAGAATCTACCATCCGTCAGATTCGGGCAGCCGGGATGGGAACAGGGACGCTTTGGTTTCTTTGGCATATGTTCCACCTCTTTTTCTCCATGAAAAAAGCCACTGCAAATTTCTCTGCAATGGC